AAAAGCGCGGTGTTCGTACTTAACGATACGACGGTCAAGCTGCTGCGCAAATTAAAAGACGGAGACTCGCAGTATCTCTGGCGTCCGGGTATCACGGAGAATGCGCCGGACACCATCCTCGGACACAGAATCGTGACCAGTGAGTTCATGCCAGCAGTTGCAGCGGGGAATAAATCTATTGCGTTCGGCGATTTCTCCTATTACTGGGTCGCCGATCGTCAGGGCCGAACCTTCAAGCGTTTGAACGAGCTGTACGCGACCACCGGTCAGGTCGGCTTCCTCGCGTCACAGCGTCTGGACGGCAAGCTCATCCTGCCGGAAGCGATCAAGGTCCTGCAGCAGAAGGCGTAAGAGGAAACGGATATGGAATATAACGCAAAGAACTATATGGCGCAGGGCGGTGATAAGCTGGTCATCGGCGGTTCGCTGGAGATTCTGGAGGGGGCCTCGGTAACGGGGCTTCCTCCTGCTACCGTGGCAGCTGCGACAGAAGAAACGCTCGGCGGCGTGATCGCGGCGGCGAAGACGGAAACGGATACAGTGGAAGCGAAGATCGGAGAGGATCACAAGCTCTACGTTCCGCCGTATACGCTTCCGGCATCGGTTTCGGACACGCTTGGCGGTGTGAAGCTTGCAGCGAATCAGGCAGCCAGTACGGCGACGGAAGTGTCCGGGCTCGTCACCGAGTTCAATACGCTGCTTGCCGCGCTGAAGGCTGCCGGGATCATGGCGGCGGATGTGTAAAAAATGAGCACGCTGCTGGAGAAAGTCAAGGCGAACCTGATCCTCGAGCATGATTCCGACGATGAACTGCTGCAGCAATATATCGCTGCGGCGGTTTCTTACGCAGAGAGCTACCAGCACCTGACTGCCGGAACGTATGAAGCGGCTGTCATGCCACCGACGACGGAGCAGGCCGTAATCATGCTGGCGTCCCACTTTTACGAAAGCAGGGACGGCAGCACGGGCGGATTCTTCGCGGACAACGTACAGGCAGGCCAACAGGTATGGGATACGGTCAATATGCTGCTGCGCCTGGACCGGAACTGGGTGTTCGGAATATGAGCTTTGGAAAGATGAATGTACCCATATCGATCGTTCTGGAGACCGTCACAAAGGATGCGGAAGGGTTTGCCACGAAGACGGATACGGTTCTTGTCTCCATCCATGCTTACCGGGAAGGGCGGCACGGTTCTCAGAAATGGGTCAACCGTGCCGCGTTCTCCGAAGCGACCGATCTGTTCCGGTTCCGCGTGATCCCCGGGCTGCGGATCACGACGGAACATGTGCTGCTCTGTGAAAATGAGCGTTTTGAGATCACATCGGTTGAGGACGTCAAAGGCAGAAACATGTATCTAGAAATCCTGGCGAAGAAAACGGAGGCGGCACATGGCTAAGGTATCGATTCAGCTTCCTACGGCGTTCATGGATCAGTTGACCAAGATCGCTTCGAAAACGGATACGGCGATCCCGAAAGCGCTGGAAGCCGGCGGCAAGGTCGTGTTCGAGAAAATGCAGTCAAACCTGCATGGTGCGATTGGCAGGAATACGAAATACAAATCCCGCTCGACCGGAAAACTGCTCGCCGCGCTCGGCGTATCGCCGGTCAAGGTGAACGATGAGGGTAATTTCGATATCAAAGTGGGGTTCTCCGAAGGCAGGAGCGTGAGCAACGCTATGCTGGCGAATATCCTGGAATATGGGAAGAGTGGCCAACCGCCGAAGCCGATCCTGAAGCCGACGCGGGCGTCAAGCAGGAAACCCTGCATCGAGGCCATGCAGAACGTACTGAATGAGGAGCTGGGTGTGAAATGAGCGTGCTGGAGGAACTGAACACGATCGTGGAAAGCGCAGGTCTGCCGGTCGAGACAGGCGTCTTCTCCGGAACGGCGCCGGATGAATATGTCGTGATCACACCGATCACGGAGCATTTTGAACTGTACTGCGACGACTATCCCGGCTTGAATATCGAGGAAGCGCGGCTGTCTCTCTTTTCGAAGGGGAACTACAACCGGAAGAAGGATCTGCTCGTCCGCATGCTGCTCGCGGCGGGATTTACGGTGACCGACCGCAGGTTCATTGGCCGGGAAGATGATACAGGATATTTCCATGCAGCGATCGATGTCGCGAAAGAAACGGAGGAAATTTAAATGGCTACAGTAGGTCTGGACCGGCTGTTTTATTCCAAGATTACGGAAGACGTCAATGGAGACGAAACATATGGCACGCCGCAGCTGCTGGCAAAGGCGATCTCGGCGGACCTGGAGATCGAACTGAACGAGGCGACGCTGTTCGCCGACGATTCCGCAGCAGAAGTTATGAAGGAATTCAAGAGCGGGAAGCTAACGCTCGGGATCAACGACATCGGCGCGGCGGTCGCCGGCGATCTGGTTGGCGCTGTGATCGACGATAACGGCGTCACGATCTCACAGAGCGAGGGGTTAGCGTCTCCTGTGGCGGTGGGATTCCGCGCGAAAAAGAGTAACGGCAAGTACCGGTATTTCTGGCGTGCGACTTGTTCACAACTGAAAAGGTTGTGTGCATAGATAACGATCGTTATTTATGCGAACTGATAGTTTGAAAAGTGGAATGAAGGGGTAACGCCCTGAAACGCTTTCCCTGATTCTCCGATTGGCGGTGTAAGCGGAAACGCTGACCGTCAAAAGCTCGGTGAAGTCGGCGAAAGTCTACCGTAACAGCGTTCAATAACGGCTGACGAAAATGCGGCAGAGGTGCCGTATGTAGATGACACGCCGGGGGTCTATAAAATGCTCATGGTGAGAATGTCCGTAATAGGACTGACGAATTTGCGAATGTACGGGTCTATAAGTAGACTGTATAGAAATGTACAGGTGCGGAAAATCGCAGTCGGTGTGGCTTAGTAAATATGCCAGATATGAAAAGCCATATTGCGTTATAGGCGCAATCAAGCCGACAGGCTCAAAGCAAACACCTAAAAGCATATGCAAAGATAAAACTATCGGAACAAGGAAAGGTACGGAGTTGTTAATACAATTTGCGGACGAAGAATTATAAGCCGCTTAATCCGTGCTGAAAAGTAGTGCTCGAACCGGTGAAGTTTCTGTAATGGAAATGGAGGGATGGGCACAAGTCGGTTGTAAATCTCAACAATCATTCAATCGTAATAAGGATTACGAGTACGACAAAAAGGGACACTTTCCCGAGAAAGGAGAGTGATGCCTTATGCCAACAGTAAAGCAAAAGAAAATGCTAAGCACTGACGATCTGCGGCATTCCGAATATTACGAAATGCAACCTGTGTTCGACAGACTTTATGCCGGAAGTAAAAACGGAGGAGTATTTGAGGATTTAATGCCGATGATACTAAGCCGGGAGAATATCTTACTGGCATACAGAAATATAAAAACAAATACAGGAAGCAATACCGCAGGAACTGACAAACTCACCATAAAGGATATTGGGCAACTTACGCCTGATGAAGTAGTGGAAAAAGTGCGTTATATCGTCGTGGGAAGCAAGCACGGCTACCGTCCAAAGCCGGTACGCCGTAAAGACATTCCAAAGCCCAATGGCTCCAACCGACCGCTAGGTATTCCTTGCATTTGGGATAGACTGGTACAGCAATGTATCAAACAGATAATGGAGCCTATTTGCGAGGCGAAATTCAGCAACAATAGTCATGGATTTCGCCCAAACCGATCAGCGGAACACGCAATTGCACAAGCAAGCAGATTGATGAACCTGTCGCATTTATACTATGTGATAGAGTTTGACATCAAAGGCTTTTTTGACAACGTGGACCACTCAAAACTGGTGAAGCAAATATGGGCAATGGGCATACATGACAAGCACCTTATTTATGTTATCAAACGGATTTTGACGGCAGATATAAAAATGCCTGATAACACGCTGGTAACACCGAATAAGGGAACGCCGCAGGGCGGTATTATTTCACCGCTCCTTGCAAATATCGTCTTAAATGAGTTAGACCACTGGGTTGCCAGCCAATGGCAGGAGAACCCTGTCATTGACCATTATGCTGTTCGCATTAACAGCAAAGGCACGCAAGTAAAATCAAATGCGTTTAACTCTATGAGGAATACGGCGTTAAAAGAAATTCATATGGTCAGGTATGCAGACGATTTTAGGATATTCTGCCGAACAAAAACAGCCGCTGAAAAAACGAAACTGGCAGTCACGTTGTGGCTCAAAGAACGGTTAAGGCTAGATATTTCGGAAGAAAAAACTAGAGTTGTCAATGTTAAGCGGCGTTATTCTGAGTTCCTTGGATTCAAAATTAAGGCGCTCAGAAAAGGACAAAAACACGTTGCAATGTTGCATATGAGCGACAAAGCCCTGAAGATGTCAAAAGCCAAACTGGTGGAGCAAGCAAAAGCAATCTCGAAACCCAAAGGCAATCGTACCGAGCTTATGGAAATTGAGCTGTACAATTCGCAGGTTCTGGGAGTGC